GGTACAGATGCATGGAATGTTGATGCATGGAATACACCTAGATCATCATCAACAGTTACACTTGATGCTCGTAATTGGTCATTTGATAACTTTGGTGAAGATTTGATCGCTACTGTAAGTAAAGGCAAAACATTTTTATGGGACACGTCTAACGGAACAGGTGTAAGAGCAAATGCAATTTCTAATACACCAACCAACTCTAGGTTTAATTTGGTATCAATGCCTGACAGACATGTATTTTTGTTCGGTACAGAAACAGTAATAGGTGACTCTACTACGCAAGATGATTTGTTTTTACGATTTGCCTCACAAGAAACAACAAACGATTTCGTACCAACAGCCACCAACACTGCTGGATCATTTAGAATACAAGATGGATCAAAGATTGTGTCAGCAGTAAGATCACGTAATGCTGTATTGGTATGGACAGATACATCACTAAACGCATTACAGTTTGTAGGTGCACCTTTTACTTTCTCTCTTGTACAAATTGGTGCTAACTGTGGAGCTGTCGGTGTACACTCAGCTGTAGATGTAAACGGTATAGCTTATTGGATGTCACAAAATGCTTTTTATTTGTACGATGGTGCTGTCAAAAAAATACCATGTAGTGTGCAAGATTATGTATTTGAAGATTTTTCTATTACTCAACAACCAGAAACATTTGCTGGTGTAAACTCAGAGTTTAATGAAGTTACTTGGTTTTATGCATCTAATACTTCTAATCAAATAAATAGATCTGTTACATACAACTATCTTGAGAAAACCTGGTATACATCAAACCTAGCTAGAACTACCTGGACAGATTATGGTGTTTATCAAAGACCATATGCAACAAAATACAATACTACAGACACACCTACTACACCAACAGTGAAAGGTGTAACAGCAGGTGCTTCTATATTTTACGAGCACGAAGAGGGTGTTAATGATGATCAATCAGCCATGGTGGCATTTATTAGTTCAGGTGATTTTGACATACAAGATGGAGATAAAATATTGTCAGTTAGTAGAGGCATACCTGATTTTAAAAATCAAGTGGGTTCAGCTACGTTAACAATGGGTTTTAAAACATATCCAACGCAAACAGCCACAACAATAGACAGAACAGTAGATAATACTACAAAATTTTTCAATTTACGTGGTAGAGCTAGACAAGCTAATGTAAAAATAACAAGTAATACTTTGGATTCTGACTGGCGTTATGGTACGCTTCGTGTAGATGTCAAAGCAGATGGAGGTAGATAATGGCTAAAATAAACACAACTGTATTACCTACAGCGACGCAAGAGTATGAAGCTTTACAATTTGATACATTGATTCGTATTCTTGAACAAATTACACAACAATTAAATTTTGGTTTTCAAGAAGATTTAAAAGAAGACTCAACAAGAAGGACTTTTTTCCTTGGCTGATAATTTTAAAAGAGTAAGTGCAACAGGCACAGGATCATTAGTGGTCATAGCGACTGTACCAGCATCAAATTTAAGCACAACACCGCCAACAGAACCTGCTACGTTCATACTAAAAAATGTGACAGTTTCTAATAAAAGCGGGGGTGCAGTGACAGCTGAGGTATCCATTAACGACAGTAGTGCATCTGTAGAAACTCACATACTAGATGAAAGTGTAAATAATAACGCTGTTAAACATCTTACAACTACACAAGTTTTAGAACAGGGTGACACTGTAAAAGTAAAAGGTAGTGGTCTTAAATTTTCAATAAACTTTATGGAGATTATATAATGTCAATTGGTAAGAAAGTACAAGATGCAGAACAGATAGGAACAGAAATGGTTGCAGGCAAAGAAGTGCCTATTTTAAAACCTGAAGTGTATGTAAAAATTTACTGTAAAAATTGTAACGCAGAAGTTGATGAAGAAGAACAAGCTACGGGTAACTGTAACGACTGTGGTAATCCTTGGGCTTCAACTAAAGCCAAGGATATAACCATTCGTGTCGTTAAAATGCCTGGCACTGAAAGTGAGACTGGAGAATAATTAATCCTCGCACTGACAACTTTCACAGCGATGTTGTTCAGCACTGTTAATGTGTCTTTCTAAATCTCTCTCTGCTGCTAATAATCTTTCGTGATATCTGCTCACCTTATCAGCAAGGTTAGCTATAGCGCTTAAATATTCTTGTTCTGTCATATTTGCTCCTGTGATTGTTAATTTTGGTGAGAACCTAATGTAAACATATTTTTTTGAACTTCAACAGAACTTTTTAAAATTGTTTTCTTGACAACTACGTTGCCTCTGAATAAGCGACCTGTAAATACTCTATCTTTGTAACCCAACCATGTGGTATTGCAATGCAGCCGCCCCCGTGATTATCGTCTTTATCAATGCACCATGAGCGCATAATTACAATCTTTTCTTTGTTATTAACGACCATCCATCCTACTTCTTGACACTTGGCTAATGGAGCATTAAGTATGTCTTTTATAGGCAGCCAGCCTGTTTCTGTATCACGGGCGTCTAACCACGTCACACGGACCATAGGCACCTTTGTAATATCAAAGCTCATTTCTAGTTGCACATTAATAGAAATTTGCCTATAATTATACGATTAATTAGGCTAAATCTTCAAGGCCAGCCTCCTTGCCATAAACAATAACATGAATTGCTAAGGAGAATACGTGTCATTCGGAAAATTTTTGAAAAAAGCATTACCTGCAGCTCTAGGAATAGCAGCATTGGTAGGAACAGGTGGATCTATCGCACCAGCTTTAGCTAGATTTGCTGGCAGTGCAGCAATGAAAAAAATAGGAATACCAGCTTTAGTTGGTTTAGGAGCTGGATTACTTACGAAACAAGAAAACAAGCAAGATATAAAACCTTATTATTCTCCAAGTGATATTAAAAACAAAAGTGTGTTTGGCGGATCACCGTTTATGAAAGATAGATTTAGAGGTCTCACATTTAATCAAGCTGACCAAAAGTTTTATGATCAACGTGACTTCGATAACCAAACGTTTAGCAATTTTATCGCTAATGACCAAGGTGAAATTATAGATCCTGCAACAGGCGAAGTTATAAGACCTGAAGGTGGAGATCTAGAAGGCATGAACATGGGTGGTATAGCTATGTTGCCTAATTACAACACAGGTAACATACAAGATATGAATGAAGCTATGCAATTTTTAGCAACAGGTGGAGATACTTTTCCAAGAAAGATAGGACAAATTACTGGTCCTGGTGGACCAAAAGATGATAAGGTCCCTGCTATGTTAAGTAATGGTGAGTTTGTATTTACAGCTAAAGCTGTTGACAATGCAGGCGGACCTAAAGCAATGTATAATTTAATGAACAAGTTAGACCCTGAATCATCAAAGGGTAGAGGAATAATGAGCTAATGAGCACGACAACAACTATAAGGAGAGAAGCACCGTTTTTAGAAGAGTTTCAACGTAACTTATTACAAGGTGCTTTTGATGCAACAAAGTCTCCTGGAACAGTAACACCTAGAGAGGTAGCAGGGCTCACGGCTCTACAAACTGGAGCTATAGGCCAGACTGCAGCGCAAATGGGTATCGACCCAGCAACAGGTGCACTTACGGGACAACCAGCTTTTGGTGGAGCTTTTGATGTAGGTAGAGGCACAATGGCTATGGGCATACCTGCACTACAAATGGCTCAACAACAATACGATCCAACATCAGGTAGAACTCAGCAATTTATGAATCAATACCAATCTGATGTAACGCAAGAAGCTTTACGTCAAATGGACGAACAAGCGGCAAAAGCAAGTGCTCAACTTGCAGGGCAAGCTGTCAAAGGTGGCACATTTGGTGGCGCTAGATACGGTGTGCAACAAGCAGAGTTAGCTAAAAACTTACAAGATATAAAATCAAGAAGAATATTTGAAGATTTATCCAGAAACTTTCAACAAGCGCAACAGCAAGATATAGCTACAAGTGAGGCAGCAAGAAATAGAAATTTACAAGCAGCTAATCAATTTAGAACTACAGGTTTAAGTCAAGCTGCCCTTGGTGGACAGGAGTTTGGTTTACAACAACAAGGTCTAGGTAGACTATTTGATTTAGGCACTGCGCAACAGCAACAAGCACAGAGAGTAGCAGAAGAAAACTTTAGACGAGCTGAAGCTATGCGTACAGATCCATTCTCTAGATTAAGTTACTTTAGTGATATTTTAAGAGGTGTGCCTTCTCAACAAACCACTATTCAACAAAGCCCACCTACATATACTAATCCGTTAATGGCTGGTATTGGTGCAGGTATTTCTGCTTACAACATAATGAATCCAGCTTCACAAATATCATCAGGTATGAGCGCATTTACAAGTTAATATGGCTGAGAGCGATGATATTTTAAATACAGAGATTATCAAAAGAGGATCTCTTATGCCTGACATTGATGAAGTGATAGGTGAAGCACCTCCTGCGCCTAAACTTCTAAGCGTATCTCCAGAAGTATATTTAAAAAATGCAAAAATTGATGAAGACAATTACATAAAAAATTATTTTAAAAAGAGAACAAAAGAAGAAATTGCAGAGCTGTTTCCAAAAGCTAACTTTGATAATGAAAGAAGACTGTCACTAGTAAACTTTGGTTTAAATTTAATGAAACCTACAGAGGGAGGTAAAATAATACCTGCTGTCGCTTTTGCTGGGGAAAAATTAACAGAGGATTTAGGTGACATTGCAAAAGCAAAAAGAGAACAAGACCAAGCAGAAAAACAATTTGTTGCTACAGAGCTAATGAACCAAGAGGCTAATGAGTTAGCGCAGCGTGGTAGAATACTAATGCATAATAAAAACATTGATCAAATAATTGGTGAAAAACAATTTGAACAAAGAATAAAATTTAATGACAATGCTATTGATCAATTCAATCAAGCAAACAAAGCTTACACAAGTAAGTATTATGATTTTGCAATGGAACAGGCTGAACCTAAAGCAGTTACAATACAAACAAAAATGGGTGACGGAACATATAGTGAGCCATTTGATGCATTTTATGTACCTGCAACAGGTAAATATTTTCAACCAGTTGGTGTTATAGATGGTGAGCCACAATTCAGACAAATAACAAATCTTGAAGGTTTAAGATCTAATGAGCTTGGTACAAGTGATACCATGGCAGGTATGGTTGGTGGATCAGGTAGAAGTCAGTTTATAGATTTACAAACATCTATTGACACATTTGATAGAAACTTATTCTTTTTAGATGAATTAAATGATTCATTTTTAGAAGATCCAAGACGTGCTGGTTTTATTGCTGGTATCAAAAAACACGTACAAACGTACGGCAACATTATATCTAATGCTTTCAATCCTTTTCCAGAAGGTTACACACAAGAGGATACAGAAGACGCAGGATTTACTGATGGACTAACTTATGGTGGAGGTAAATTTTTAACAATCGATTCATACCTTGATTTGTATCTTAGTAATCCAGACATGGTTGAAAGAGATCTTGCCGATGGTAGTATTGATCCTGAAACTGTAGAGCAATTAAAAAAATACAATAAAGGTCTAGATGCGGCAGCAGCTGGAGCCTTTGGTAATATGGTATTAGAGTTAAACAATTCATATGATCTAGCTCCTAAAAATACAAAGGGACAAAACATTTATGAAAGTGCAGAGGAGCAAGCTAAGATAAGAAGTTTCTTAAAATTTGATGAAGACTTACCTGCCAACGAAGCAAGGGCCACTGCTATTATATACGCAATAGCAAGAGCACGTAAAGCATCAGGTAGATTAAACTTAGATGATATTCAACGTGCTGCTAAGTCTTTAAACATTTATGGAGATTCACAAAAAGACGTTTTAGCTAAGATGAAATTTTTACAAAGAGAATTAACGTTTGCAAGACAACAAACAATAAACATTATGAGAAGCACTTACAGAAAATTTTATGATAGCTTAGATCCTGACATGCTTGTGTATGACAGAAAGAGAATGGAAAGAATGTTACAAGGTTCAGGTGTTGATGATGATGCTTCTCCTTTTGGTGGCACGTATTCATGGAACGCTGAAACAAAAAAGTTTGAGGTAAAATAATGGCTGAAGTAAAAATAGACTTAAATAATTACGGTGTCGATCAAACTATTAATATTAATATACCAGAGGGTATGGACATTAATGATCCTGCAATACAAAATGGTATTAAAGAGATAGCAGATAGCATAAAAGCAAAACAAATTGCTGCAGAAGCAATACCAGAAGAAACAAAACAACAAATTCTAGATCAACAATCACTTATTGCTGCTCGTGAAGAAGTTATAAGAGATCCTATACAGGCGATGATTGATTCTTATAAAAGAAAAATGCAGTCTCAAGGAGTTGGTATAGGAACCTCAGCTGCTGAGATTGGAGAAGGCATGGTGCCTGGTGGTCAAGAATTTACTGAAGAAAATTTTTTTGCAGGTATACAAAATGAATTAGCGAAAAGATTACCCAATGACGCTAAGGGTGCTTTTTCATCAATTTTTGCTGTAGGAGCAGATTTTGCTGTTGCTAAACTTGCAATGGATGCAGAGACAGAGAAAAAATATCCAGGTTTAAGACGTTATCATCCAGGATATTCTTTATATCAATCAACAAAAGAAATGTTTAAAGACAGAGCTAAACTCGGATCAGCAGCAATATTAGCATCGCCTACAGGTAAAGAAATTGGTAATTTAACTTATGACTTAATAAATGATATAACAAGATATTTAAAAGGTATACCTAATTTAGACGAGGCTATGCAGAAAGATTTAGCTTTACGTAATCTTTATGACGTTAGAAATGAATTACTTTGGTCAGGAGGCACGGTTGGTTTAAGTGAAATGTGGCCTTTAATAAAACAAAATTTAGGAAAAAAAATTTTAGGTATTAATAAAAAATCTGAACAGCTATATAAACAAGCGGAAAAAGCAAACGTCCCTGCAAATGTATTTACAATAACACAAAGCGGCGTTGTGCCTGGTTTAGGTAAAGTTCTTGGTGTATTTCCATTTGTTTCTACTAAAGCAAAACAAGTGCAAAACTTGCAACAGCTTGCAGTCGCAAATGAAATAAATAGCACTTTAAATAATTATTCACCTATTAGATTAATGAATCAAGCTGGTATGTTAGCTGACGAAGGATTTAGAGATGGTATCAAACAATTTGCTGCAACAAAAACTATGTTATACAAAAGAGCATCAAACATAGGTAAAGAAATTGCAGATCCATTCATACCAATGGACCGTGTAAAAAAACTAGCAGCTGACATGTATGAAAATTTAGCTGCCAATACTGATGTCAAACTAGACGTACAAAGAACAGACTCGTATGGCTATCAATCAACTGTAACAAAATCTATTGATGAAATATTTCAACCAGTCATAGAAAAAGAAAAATCAGTTCAAGAAGCATTAATGGATTTACGTTTTTTACCCGATCATTTAAGTGGCCCTCAGTTTGAGAAAGTACAACAGCTACTTAACATGGCTCACAGAAATGTTGACCAGTTTGCAGGATCAGGTTCTAGTCTTGGTATACAAACAGATGCTTTTAGTAGTGCGATGATAGAAACACTAAACGATTGGAATAATTTTAAACAATTAGATGACCCAGCAAAAAGAGTTTTAGTAACTAAGTTTGCTCAAGCACAAAGTTTAGCAAACAGATTTTTTACAGAAAACGCTGATACATTTAAAGGTAGAACAGGTAACATTATGGTGCAAACAGATCCTAATATACGTATACCTGGCGCAGAAAGAAAACCTGGTAACGTAATGCCAGATCAATTGTTAGACCTATTAATGGTCGATGCAGGATCTGGATCCAGTTTAACAACCATGCTTTCACCAATGGCTATGAAAGAAATGAGAAATGCTGTGGGAGATAAAGCGTTTAAAGCTTTAGTCAACGCACACTTAAATAAAAAAATTGGACAATCTACAAGTTATATATCTGCCAATGTCCCATTCGCAGGTAAACCTGGTATACTTGGTAGAGCAACGTCTTTCTTTACAGGTGCACAACCTGTGTCACCTACTAAAACAGCAAAAGCAAATATACCAATTATAGATATACAACGAATAAAGGATGCATATGGAATAGGCGTGGATAACGCAGAAGCTGGTATAAGAGAAGCGTTAGGTAAAGAAACCTACGATAGAATTAAAAACGTTTTAACAGTTGCAGAGCAAGTGCAACAAACAAACTTTGGTGATGTATCTGACTTTGTAAAACGTCGTGGTACATTAGGTGGTGTCAACTCTGTTATAAATATTGCAACAGGTGCAGCTATTGCAAGTAACCCTTTCAGTAGTGCAGGGCTATTATTAATTGCAAGGTATGGTGCTACTGGTTTAGCTGACCCAGAGTTTGCAAAAGGTTTAGTTACGTTAATGAATCCTAGTGCTAAAACAATTTTAAAAAGGCAAGTGTTACAAAAGTATGGTCGTTTGATACTAGATGATGATCCAAACGTACCAGATGAATTAAAAGAGAATCTTGACCCATCAAATCCAACAGATGTTATAAAATATATGCTGTTTATGGATTTAAGAGGTAACTCTACGTATCCAGGTTCAGAATCATTGGATCTTACCAGCGTAAATGAAAAAAGTGTACAAGGTGGTGGTAATCTTATGAGTGTTAGAGTTAACAAGAAACCTGATGCAAAATCAGTTAGTGAAGACGCTGGTAAAGCCATAGCTAATTTTTCTACTGCACCAATGACTAATCGTGAATCTGGCATAATGGCAGCAGCAACTAAGCCAAGTAATGTAAAAAAAGATCCTTTTCTCGATGTAGACTTTACGGCGATGAGAAAAAATAGTAATACTAAACCATTGAATGCGAACCAAAGAGCAGCATTAGCAAGTGGAGATCTTGATGAAGCCATAGCTCTTGGAGATGCAAGGAGATTAAGTTAATGGGTTTATTTGATAATTTTAAGAAACGTAACAAAGCTCGTAAAGAAAGAAACATTCGAAGAGAAACTTTACGTCGTGCAGCATCTGGTGATCAAAGTGATTATGTCAAAAAACAGATGAAAAAGTATGGCACGAGTTTAGAAGATTTTAAAGCTAACCCAGATGAAGTTGGAACAGGTATACTTGCTGGTTCACCAGGTTTTACGAATACTGGCCCACGGACCGCTGACCAATTTATAGATCAACAAAATAGAATTAGTCAATTACAAAAAGAATTACGTGGGATTGTTGATCAAAAAAGTTCACTTACGTCTCAACCATCTACCATGGGTCTTACAAATGCATATCAAGACGCTATAAGACAATTTAAAGATAGAGGAGATCTTGCACAGCAAGCATTTAGACAAGAGTTACCTAATCCACTTATAAAAGCAGCGCAAGGTATAGGCAGCTTTATAAGAGGTGGAGGTTTACTTGGTGTATTAATGAGAGCCTTGGATGGCCAAGACAAACAAGTTAACGTTGCAAACCAATCTTTTAGAAGCCCGCAAGACATGGAGAGTCTTACAGATCCAGATGGTGCTGGCATAGAAACAAGTGATACAGCAGGATTTAGATACAACAGTGAAACTGGTAGATTTGAAAGAGTGCCTGGTGCACAGGTTATGGACGGCGAAACAATACAAAAAGCGGCAGAAGCTAGACAGATGGCTGCTGCTCGTCAAGCTGGTGCAGAAAATATGTACAATCAAATGTATGGTCAGCCTATAAGTATGCCTCTAGGTCCTTCTTTTCCTAATGATGCTGGCATAGCTTCTGGCACAGGTGGAATAAATAGAATGATGCCATCAATGATACCAGACGGTCAAACATTACAAAAGCAAGCTGAAGCAAGGCAAATAGCTAATATTCAGGCGCAAAATAGATATAATCAAATGTTTGGTCAGCCTATTGATATGAGTGGTAGAGGTCCTTCGTTTCCTAACGATGCTGGCATAGCATCAGGAACACAAGGTATTAGCCCTCCTCCTAATTTATATCCAGATGAAAAATTTGGTACACCATTAGTAAGAAGAGATGTTGGATTTTTTGAAAATTTACCTTTTTATTCAGGTCCTCTTGATTTTAACTTTAAACCAGAGGGTCCTATGTTTGTTCCACAACAGCCAATACCATACAATATGGGTGGCAATGTTATGAATGAAAGAACAATGGATCCGACGTACGCAAAACTCAAAGTGTTTAACGATACAGCTTACGAATGATCGAAATAAATCTTAGAAACGCCGTTTGGTTCGGTATAATTCTCGTGTCCGCAGGTATGTCCT